GACCACAAGGCCCTGCTGGCCCAACTGGAGCAACTGGTCCAACTGGAGCAACAGGACCTAAGGGAGACACAGGCGATACGGGACCACAGGGACCTGCTGGACCGACTGGAGCTACTGGTGCAACAGGAGCGACAGGCCCTCAGGGACCTCAAGGAGTAAAGGGGGATACTGGCGACACGGGCCCTCAAGGTCCAACAGGACCTACTGGCGCTACTGGTCCACAAGGACCGCAGGGTACTGGGCTTAGCGTTAAGGGTACAGTAGCTACTACTGGAGACCTGCCGTCTACTGGTAACGCAACCGGTGACGGGTACATTGTCACAGCGGATGGTGACCTATACGTGTGGAACGGATCTGCCTGGGTAAATGCCGGCCAGATTGTAGGACCTCAAGGGCCCACAGGAGCTACCGGCGCCACTGGAGCGACTGGGGCAACTGGTCCCCAAGGGCCGCAAGGTCCGACTGGAGCGACTGGCGCTCAGGGAGATACTGGTCCAACAGGAGCGACTGGACCGCAAGGATCGACTGGAGCCACTGGTCCGCAAGGACCGCAGGGTATTCAGGGCTCGACTGGCGCAACAGGACCAAGTGGCGGATCAGCTTCGCACTACCACTTTAATGCTAAGACCACTAGCACATCGGGAGACCCAAGCAGTTCACATCTTGCGTGGAATAACTCAACTCAGATTAGCGCAACCGCGTTGCAGGTTAGCCATACCGATGCCGATAACCAAGACGATGAGGTATTCCTAGACCTAGTAAAGGTTGGAGACTTCCTAATCATTCAAGATCAAACTGTTGCAGGAAACTACCAGAAATGGGAAGTAACCTCAACGCCAACATATAATGGCACGTGGAACAGCTACCCAGTAACGCTTGTTGAAAGTGCTGGGACTGGCACAACTAACTTTTCAAATAACCATAGCGTTCTGCTCATCATCTTCGCGGTTGGTGCGGTTGGTCCACAGGGACCAGCTGGTCCACAGGGTCCGGCAGGCGCAACTGGGGCCACTGGAGCAGCTGGGGCCACTGGCGCAACTGGGGCTACTGGCCCGCAGGGTCCAAGCGGAGTTATTTCAGTTAATGCTCCTATTACGAATACTGGCACTAGCACATCAGCCGTAATTGGCGTAAGTGTTGGAACTACTGCTAACACTGTAGCCGCAGGTAACCATACCCACGATGGTGGTGCTGGCGATGTCGTTGGTCCATCATCAAGCATTGACAATGCGCTACCGCGATTTGATGGTACTGGCGGGAAGACGCTGCAAGGAAGTAGTGTTGTTGTTCATGATGGAGATATTCTTTTCCTTCCAGCGGCTACCGCATCAAAGGTAGTTACACCATCAACAGGAACTATTGATCTTTCAACCGCAGACGTATTTTCGTTAGTTTCCCTTACGCCAAGTCTAGTTGGAACAAGCAGTGCAGACTTTACGAATACAACCTCTGGAACCCTGAATCTCCCTAGTGGGCTTGCTCAAGGTGATTATGTCATTGTTGCTGCCTCATCGGATGGGGCTCAGCCAACCACATCATCAACTGGTTGGACATCTCTTGCAGCCATTGGAGCTAGTTCATTTCTAACTGTTTGGCAAAAGCAAATGGGCAGCACTCCAGACACAAATATTGTACTTACAGGTTTTACCACAGCATCAGTTGCGCAGGCAAGAGCGTACCGAGGAACTGCAGGAGTTGCAGTTACGACAACTGCAACTGCAGCAACTGGACTTCCAAACGCTCCTGCAATAACTCCAACAATTTCTGGATCAACAGTTGTTATCTTTGGCGGCTTAGACGATGACTCAGGAGCAAACATGACTGCTCCTACTGGATTTGGAAATAATTTGTATACAGAGTCTACTGCAGTTAAGACAAGTTTGGTTTCTTCAGATGCTTTTAACATTTCCAATGCTGCAATTGATCCAGGGGTATTTGGAGGTACTGGAACAGACGATTGGTCTGCGGTGTCAGTGGCGCTTTCACCAGTGTCCCTTAACCTTTCATTCACAAACCCTTCTTCGCTATCTATTTCTGGATATGGAACTGTTAACTGTATGACAAAGGTGTTTTACGCAAGTGGTGTAGTAACGTACCCAGCAAGCGTGACATGGAGTCAAGGCTCAGCGCCGACAGTATTCCCAAACATTGTTGTGCTATACAGTTTTGACGGCGGAACGTCATGGGTTGGAACTCATGCTCCATAAAGCTATTGGCGTAGCCAATACAGATACCGCAAGGTACGTTTTTGTTTCGGCAGCGCACTACGATACTGCGACACTAATAACCCTTGATTCTACAAAAGATTATCTTATTTTTCAAATTAACTACGCCACTGCGAATGGAAGTACGCTTACAACCGATTCTGTTTCGCTTACAACCACGGCCTCAACTAACACGGGTGGAACCTACAGTCATCTTTATAGGACACAAATTGTAGACAATACTGGAGACGAAGGAACTGGCACATTTATAAACATCTCATCAGCTATAAAATGTCAAAGCATTTCTTTTACAATGCAAGCAGTAGAAGATTATTCTGCAACGTTTATGATTATATTTGAAGATAGGGGCGCTTCATATCAGCCATCTGTAGCAGATTTTAATTGGACTTTATCAAGTGGCACACAAAATCCGTGGAGTTCAGAAAGTATTCCAAATACAAATATTGGAACATTTTTAGCGCATGCCTCAGACGTTACTTCATTACGAGAGTCATCTAGGAATTCCTGGACCTTAACAAATATATCTGACAACGCAAGCGGAATTCTAGTTTTCTACCATGGCTACGGAGGTTCTGAACTTTCAACAACAACTGCCGTACTAACTAGACAATCGGATATCACAGCTCCAGTGGTTGAGCAGAAATTTATTGCCAATCTTGGAGTAGGAAATTCCTCTTCATATAGTTTGAGGATTTTTTCTGGAAATGATGTGTATGGAGATTCTACGCTAATACTAAGTTCAGATGATGCTTTTAGTCAAGGCGATGCTATTGTCGCTTTTTTATTCTAGCTAGAGGTGTATTAAAATGTACGCAAGGGTTGAAAACGGAGTAATCGTAGAGTATCCAGTTACCTCGTCCAGTGCTTTGGAAATTACTGGAAAGAAGTTCCCGACAATTCAAGAACTAGTTGACTGCAATCTTTATGTTGTTTTTCCAACAGATAAGGGGTCTGCTTGGGATAAAAACTACATTGAAGAGACCCCAAGGTTTGATGGGAATGTCTGGAGGCAAGTCTGGTCTGAGGTTGATGCAAACGAAGAGGAGATCGCAAGTAGGCGTTCCAATAAGTGGAAAGAAGTAAGAAAACTTCGTGATCGCCTTTTGCATATTACTGACTGGACTCAGTTGCACGACTCTCCAATTAACGAGGAGACAAAGTTGCAGTACCAAGAGTACCGACAGCAACTGAGGGATATTACAAATCAGGAGAGTCCTTTTGATGTCTGGTTCCCAGAAGCTCCAGAAGCATAAAATCATGAATAGAAGCCAGGCAGACCAGATTATTGAGCGCCTTGACAAGATCGAGGTAGAGCTCGGCACAATTCGCATGGAAATGGCAGAGACACGTGGTGCCTACCGTCTAGCCAAGTGGATTGTCGGCCTCCTGGGGCTTACTGGCCTATCGTCACTGGCAGCATGGTTTGCAACGAATGGAGCTAACAAGTGAGCAAGCTCATCATCAGAAGCCAACTTGACCACGTTGAAAAGGGCGGAATCCTTGACGACTGCGGCCCATCAAGCGCAGCGTGTGCCGTGTCATGGGTTCTAGGTAAAGAGATTACCGCAGCAGAAGGCATCCAGGCCAAGGAGAAGGCCACCGGATTCAAAGAGAAAGAAGGCGTTAGCGACAATGGATCAAGCCTATGGGATCTAGTAAAGACCTGCAAGGTACTTGGCGCCAACGCGAGATACGCGCAGGACTGGGCCGACTGCGTAGCCAGCCTCAAGAAGGGGTCGGCACTGATCATCAACGTCGACGCAGCAAAGAACTACCCGCCCCAGGCGATCAGCGCCTGGCACAAGAGGTTCGTCGGTAGGCACAAGGGTGCAACCTACGGGCACATGGTAGCAGCTGTGTGGTGCGAAGACCATGGGTTCCAATTCGCTGACCCGACGTTCAGTGGAAAGGGCAAGGAAAAGTTTTCTGTCTCGGTGACAGGACAGGAGCTGAAGGCAATTGCCTCCAGCAAAGGAGATGCTCCGTCAAGCCGGTGCATCATCGTAAAGAAGTAGGAGAGAACATGAGCAAGACTACACAGGCAGCTCTCGCATCTTGGGGTCGATCATTCTTGGCGGCATGCCTCGCGCAGTTCATTGCGCTAGGCGGTGGGGCCTTTGACTTCGGGGCAGACGGATGGAAGTCCGTACTGTCCGCTGGTATCGCAGCAGTTGTCCCAGTGATTATTCGCTGGCTCAACCCAGAAGACAAGGCTTTTGGGATTAAGTGAACCTAGCGCCCGTCCTTGAACGGTGCGCCGCGTGCAGGAGCCCGTTCGCTGAGCAGATTAATCAGCGGATGGCGAACGGGCAGCCTGACACGAAGGTGAGCGACTGGCTCAAGGAAAACAACGCCTACATCTCAAGAATAACTCTTGGGGGACACAGGCGAAACCACCTTACCAACGAGTATCAGACAGCCAAGGCGGCTGTGATTAAGAAGTTCAAGAAGAATCAGGAAAAGCTCAAGGCAGACGGAGACCTTGCAGCACTGGTCAAGAACCACGTCATCTCAATGGTTGAAGCCGGGGAGCTTATCCCAACACTTTCAGAGGGCCTGAGGGCTCAGGAGATGATTGACCGAAGGGTGGAGAAGTCGGCAGACCGAGAGCTTTCAGTCACGCTAGCAGGTATCTTGGGCGGAGGCCCTGTAGTAAACATGATTGAGATGGAAGCTGAGGAGATTACAGATGGCCAAGACGCCAGCCTGGACGCGTAAAGAGGGTAAGAACCCTAAGGGAGGCCTTAACTCCAAGGGGCGTGCCTCGTACAAGGGCGGAAAGCTCCGTCCTCCAGTCAAAAAGGGAGACAATCCCCGACGTGCTTCCTTCCTGGCACGTATGGGGAACATGCCTGGGCCTGAGCGAGATGAGAAGGGTCGACCGACCCGCCTTCTCCTCAGCCTCCAGGCGTGGGGCGCAAGCAGCAAGGCGGACGCCAAGGCCAAGGCTAGGGCGATCAGCTCAAGGAACAAGGACAAAGCTTGAATATTACAACTCAAATCGCTGCTGACCTGCTTAGGGGTAGGAAGGACCCAGTGTTCTTCGCTAGCAGGTGGCTAGGGATTGAGCTACATCCAGGCCAGGTGGCTTGGGTACAGGGAATTGCTGATAGGGACGAGTCTGGATGGCGTCCAAAGTACCTGACTACCGTATGCTCTGCCGGCAACCGAGCTGGCAAGACGCTAGGGATGGCAGTGGCAGTATTCCACAGCGCATTTTACAAGCTGGGGGTAGAGCCCCCTAACGGCACAGAGAAAGACGCAATGAGGTGGCAATCTGCTCCGTATGAGTGGTACCACGTGGGCATCCAACAGGAAACCGCAGAGTTGGTCCATAGAGAGATTGCAATGATTTTGGAGGGCGGTCACCCTGCACAGAGAGGCAGGGGCTGCCCCCTAATCACCGAGATTGGCAAGGTGGTTGAGCATACTAAGAAGTACCGAGGTGAATACCTTTGGCTTCAGTTCCACCCACTTGTCGGTGGCGCAAACATCCATTTCCGGACGACTCAGGACAAGGCCAAGGCCCTCCTAGGCAAGGACATGAACGGGATCTCGTTTGACGAGGCAGCCTTTGAGCCCCACCTAATCCAGATCTACCAAGAGGTTCTGAACCTTCGACGCCTATCAACCGGCGGTCAGCTGCACTTCATCGGTACCCCTACCGAGGGTATCAACGACTACGCAGACCTGTGGGGTATGGGCGACCCAGCTAACATTGATAGGGACCCGCAGTTCTTCAGCTTCAGACTCTCAACCAGGGATAATGTCGGCTTTGGGTTGTCAGCAGCTACGTTTGATGCTATTATTAGACAGCAGTCTGAGTACCTCATCCCACAAAACATTGATGGGTACTTCATCGAGGCAAGGGACGCCTACTTCTCGTCCGAAGCTATTGAGCAGTGCTTTGTAGACGACATGCAACCTGAGACCTCCCCAGAGAAGCGTCACCGTTATGTACAGGGCTGCGACCCTGGGATTTCTAGTGAT